ATCATATGATGAGCCGTTGAACAACATATATAAAGGGACAGATAATTATCTGCCCAGTGATGCAAGAGGTTTTAATCCAGTGAACTGGCAGAACCAAATGCAAACTGTTTTTAGAGAGTTCAAGGATATACAGTTTTCTTGGGTAGATGCCACAGAGGAATTTATTCAAGAAAATAATCTAAGATACTTGACAAAAGCAGAATTTTGTGATAAAGTTAATATCTAAACATACGAAACATATATTTACATAAGGAGAATACATATGTCGTTAAGTACACTCAAGAAGTCCAATTCTTTGGACAAACTGCTCGGTGCAGTACAAGCAGAAAACGCCCCCCAAGAGAAGAAGTCCTATCAGGATGATCGCCTCTGGAAGCCTACGATGGATAAGACCGGCAACGGTTATGCTGTCATTCGTTTCCTACCCGCAGTAGAGGGTGAGGATATGCCTTGGGCAAAAGTCTGGAACCATGCGTTCCAAGGCCCAACTGGTCAGTGGTATATTGAGAACTCTCTCACCACTCTTGGTCAGAACGATCCCGTGTCAGAGATGAACTCTGCATACTGGAACTCAGGCGTTGAGTCGGACAAGGAGATTGCCCGGCGTCAGAAGCGTAAGTTGCAGTACTTTGCCAACATCTATGTTGTGCAAGACCCTGCGAATCCTCAGAATGAGGGTAAGGTTATGCTTTATCGTTTCGGTAAGAAAATCTTTGACAAGTGCATGGAAGCAATGCAGCCTGCATTCCAAGATGAAAGTCCTGTCAATCCCTTCGATTTCTGGGAAGGTGCGAACTTCAAGTTGAAGCTTCGTAAGGTTGATGGTTACTGGAACTATGACAAGTCTGAGTTTGAAGCACCGTCTGCTTTGTTTGATGATGACGACAAGCTTGAGGAAACATGGAAGACGCAGTATCCTCTGTCAGAGTTTACTTCTGCTTCTAACTTCAAGTCCTATGACGAACTCAAGAAGCGTATGGATATGGTTCTTGCAGGGACTACTACGGTAGGTAACGCAGCTGCGGTGATGGAAGATGCACCAAAGGCAGAACCTAAAGTAGATACAAAACCTACTCCAGCGCCTACTGTTGATACTGATGATGATGGGGACACAATGTCCTACTTTGAAAAGTTGGCAAACGAGTAAGAGAAAGGGGGAACTTCGGTTCCCCCTTTTTTTAAAACCCGTATGCCATATTAGAACCATACCTTGTATTTACAACAGGACTTCCTCCAACAACGTCACCTTCATTCCTGACATTGGTTGGTGCATTTACAATATTTCCACCAGAAGGTATTGATGCAATTGCAACTGACAGATCATCAATGCTACTCTTTAAAGATTCAAATATACCAGTTGTCGCTTCTGATATATCCACAGAGGTTGTTGAACTGACTTCGGGTACAGATATATCCGGCGCATCTAACTTTAATGCCGCTTGAATAGTTCTTATATTTTTTGCAGCATCATCCCATTTAATTTCTCCCGATGCTAAACCTTTATATACAATATCGCTACTGAAAATTCCACCTTCAATTTTACCACCCATTATGGCTGCTTCAATTGCGGGGACAGAATCTAGTAAGTCTTTTGAAAAATCTTTAATGTTAATGTTTGAACCATCAAACTTTAAATTACCAATTTTGCCCAGATTATCAGCAACCTTTCCAATAGCATTTGCGCCCTTCTCTATATTATCTGCCTCTGCTGCTAGGTTCTTAATTTCTTGTATTGGACCAGTGCCCCCCAAGAAATTCAAAACGCTTGAAGCTGCACCAGCAAGAGTACCTACAAATTTACCGGCCGAAAACTTAACAAGACCCGCTGCAATAGTACCCATTATAGAACTAAACTCATTAGCCTTTTCTTGATTTACATTTGGGTCATTTATCATTGCCATTAATGTGTTAACATCTTTGACAATGTTATCAGCAAAATTACCTGAGAATTTGCCAATAACATCACCCATAGCATTAGCACCTTTACCTACTGCAAACGCAAATAAACCAGCAGCAATAGCTGTCATGAATCCGGTGAACTTCGCAACATCACCAAACTTCAAAGCAGATATTTCCATCAATTTTTTAACATTATATACAACGTCATCTGCAAATTTAGCGCCTGCACCACTGAACTGACCCAATGCAGTTGATATTGAATTTGCAGAACTTCCTATTGCAAAGGCAATCAAACCAAGCGCAATCCCGCCCATTATTGTGACAAAACTTCCACCTTCTGCAAGAGCAGATGAATCTGCTGGAATTAATGCGGGGATTTTCATCAATGTAGCTACGCTATCGTATACTTTTGTTGCCCAATCATCTTTTGTGATAAACTGACCAAGACCAACAAGTGCTGACCCAGCACCAAATACCGCTAGTCCAGCACCAATACCTGTCATAGCGACAAAGAAAGTGCCCCCCTTCGAAAATGCATCACCAACCCCACCTACAAGTTTACTGATACTTAATAGTTTAGTAACATTATCTACTACTCTTTGTGTCCAATCATCCTTTGTGACAAACTGACCAAGACCAACAAGTGCTGACCCGACACCAAATACTGCTAGTCCAAGACCAATACCTGTCATGGCGAGGAAAAATGCACCACCTTCACCCACTAATGCACCAGCACCACCAAGTTTCTCACTAATACTTAATAGAATTACAACATTATCAACAATACCCTGTGCCCAGTTAGCATTAGTGAAATTCAGCAAAGCATCTCCAAGACCAGCAATAGTGCTACCTATACCAAATATTGCTAGTCCAAGACCAAGCCCTGTCATTGTTAAAAAGAACTGTCCACCTTTAACAAAAGCATCACCAATTCCAGTAGTTAAGTCTGCAATCTTGAAGAGTTCTCTTACGTTTGCAACAACTGCTTTACCATCAAATTCTGCAAGTTGTTTAAGAAGATAACCACCACCAGCAAATAATGCACCTAGTCCACCCATTGCAACACCAGCACCTATACCCAGACCGCCTAATGATGCGCCTATACCACCAAGCAATCCACCTAACTTACCTGATTTCTTTGCTTCAGACACACCACTACTATTAACACTGACACCATTAGCTATTGATTCAAGTAGGGTATTAGTTTTACCTGCTGCGTTTCGTGCGTCTTCAGCACTTTGTTTTCTCTGAGCAGGGCTTTCTTGATTACTTGTAATAAGTTGTTTGACCGATTTAATAGAGTGAGCGCCCTTATTACGAGTAAGAGCACCTTCGTTTGTTAGTTTATTAATAACGTCTTGTAAATCGGCCATGACTTATTCCTTATTTCTTAGCTTTACTAAGTGCTTGTGCGCCAAAGAACGCTGCGACAATACCAGCAACCGCAATGAAGTATACTCCCGCCATATCACCAAGAATCTTTGCTGCTTGATCCATATTGAAAACTGTTGCGAGGACTACGATAACAGGATACATTAACATACCACCAAGTGAGAACCATGCCATACTACGCTGGGCGTCACGCATTGCATCTGCATCTTCAAGTTCTTTGCGTTTGAACTCTAAGAACATATCATGTTCATCTTTGGATACATCACCATCACCATTCGTATCTGCTGGATGGTAACTTGATTTTCTGATTTCTTCTTCACCCATGTGATTAACTCCTATTTTTTCTTTCTTGTTTTTCGTACTCCGCTTTCTCTTTTTTGATGTTTTGTGACAATAAATTAAGGTATATTTCTCTCTCCCACGGCAACATATCCTCCAACTCAGTTAAACTCCATTTATGATGCTGTATCATTGCAAAATTTAGTTTATAATAATTTGTCAAGGAGTCATGAGACAGCGCTATCCTAAAAAACTTGGTAATCCCTCCAATAGTACTTCACCCTTCTTCTTAGTTTTAGGATTAGTCACATCAACTATATGTCGTAATTTTGGCATCGTTTCAAAAAACTTTAACACATTCTCTAGTTGTTCCGTATTAAATGAATCAATAAACTCAACAATTTCATCTGTTGTCATGTCAATTCTGTTGATAATCTCATCTCCATCCACAACACTTTCAACACACTCATGGAACATAATTATACTTCTTTCAAAATCAGAAAGATTCATATCTAAATTTTTCATATCTTTCAAAATTGGATACCGCAATCTTAGTTTAATATCTTTTGTAAGCTCGACCTCTTGAGAATGTTCCAAACTCATTTGCACCGTAATTTCCGATAAGTCAATCTCAATTTCAACTTTAGTCTCACCATCATCTGGACATGTCACACTAAGTGTAACTTTAGCTCCAGCAGATTTTGATCGTAATTGTAGAAATACATATTCAATATCAAACATTGGATTGATATTAACATCTACACCACCAAAGGTGCAATTTGTTACTAGTTGACCAATAGCATCAGCAATCTGAGATTCTTCACCAGATTCTTGAGCAATCATCAAAATCTTTTGCTCTTTGACCAAGAATGGTCTAAATTTAATTTCCTCCTGTGTTGATGGTAAGGTTAGTGTGTACTCAGAAGTTTGTAGTTTAGGTAATGCCATAATGTTTCATCCTTTATCATAATCTGCTTAACCGAGTCTGCTTAACACCTTCGGTATGTTCGCATTAATTGATCTCTCTGCACCTGTAATTATTGTATCAAGAACCTTCTCCATAAGGTTAGGTGGTTGGTTATTAACATCAAGAGTCTCCCAATACTTATATTGCATAGTAACAGGTATCTTTATAATATCACCAGCTGGACCGGCATCAAGTGTTGCTGGACCAATCTCTTTTGGAAAACATTCTCTAAGTCTAAGTCCGTATCGTCTTGCATCCTGTACATCTAGAACATAAATGTCAATGTCTTTGATGTAATCTCTATAATACTTGACATTCCACGTTCCTTTGTCCCATGCCATCTCTTGCCAACTCTCAAAGAATACTCTTTCCTCTAGGTCACTACTTGCTTGGAAGGTCATTGAGAGTGTACCACCAAATGTAATACCATCAACGATTTCTGGTGCAATACCATACATGTTAGAATCTAGTGATGTATTAAGAGCTCTCCCCGGCAGATCAAGAGATTCACATCGCATAGAAACCTTCCGAGCATCTCCCGCAGCAGGGGATGT